ATACTTTTTTATAATGTTCAATTAACTCATCTTCGGTATAATTTACTAATGTATAACCGCCTCTAGCCGCATTTTTAATATTGTATGAATTTTCGTCTTTTGCTAAATTATATATTTTTAAAAATCTATCTTCAAATAAAAAAAGTTCGTTATTACTTTTAAATTCTTTCAAATCATATCTAATGAATGATTCCTTACCATATTTTAAAATTGCATCAGATAAAACTAATCCAGAACCTAAATAACCATCTCCATTATATCCATAATGACTTCCATAATAATATTTACCATTTTTTAAATTTACAGTTTTGTAAAAAATATATTTTCTCATAATAATAAATATACCTAAATGGATAAATTAAACCATTTAGGTATAACAATTATTTATCCTTCACAACTTAAACAATTTATATCGGTTGCCTTTGCAGCAATATCACCACGAAGAACACTTTCAGTTCTCATATAATAAAGTGTTTTAACACCTTGTTTCCACGCTTCTAAATGTACTGCATTAATAAATTTCGGTTCTGCAACCGCAGGAAACGCCAAGTTTAACGATACCGCTTGATCAATATATTGTTGTCTGATACCCGCTTGTCTAACTAAATCTAATTGGTTAATTTCCTTAAATGTTTTAAAAACATCTTTAATTGGAATAATTTTGAATTTGTTTTCCTCTAAAACTTCTTTCACTTCCACTATTTTAGAATCAATAAAACACCATTCATCTAAAAAATCTAAACCTAAAATAGAACCACCATCTGCCAAAATCTGATCCCAAACTTCTTTAGTATTTTTACCAATCTTACGTAATACTCTTTCTAATTCAGGATTTTTACGAATGAAAGTTCCTTTAGATGTTTGTTCTGTAAATACGTTTGCTGCCCATGGTTCAATACCACTACTTACATTACCACTTAATTTGGAATTCGATACTGTTGGGGCAACCGCTCTCAAATGTGTGTTTCTCATACCAAAATCTTTACACCATAATGGTTCTCCAAATTCTTTTGCCATATCTCTGCTAGCTCTTTCAGATTCAATTTTGATTTGAGAAAAGATTTTACGAGTTTCAAATTGAGCCGGTAATCCTTCAAATGGGATACCTTTTTGTTGCAAATAAGTATGCCAACCTAATACACCTAATCCCAATGCCCTACCTCTTTCAGCAGAACGTACCGCATTTTCGAAACCTCTCATATTTTTAGCTCTTTGAATAAATTCCTCTAATACACCATCTAAAAACATTGTTGATGTATACACTAAGTCAGTATCTTTCCATTCATCGTACTTAGCCAAATTCAACGAACTTAAACAACAAACAAAAGAATGTTGTTCATCTGTATGTAAGACAATTTCAGAACATATATTTGTCATATGTACTTTTAAACCGTTCTTCTTATACATATCAGGATTTTGTTTATTAACATTACCTTTGAACATAATATATGGTTCACCTGTTGCCTTTCTTTTTTGTAATAGTTTACCCCATTTTCTACGTGCTTCAGAATCACCTTCATCTAATTTTTTCATAAATTTATCACTAACTACAACACATTGATGTAGGTTTAATGATTGACGATTTACATCACCTTTTGGTTCTCTTACTTCTAAGAAATCTTCAAAATCTTTATGTTCAATTTTTATGTTGACTGATGCCGCTCCTCTACGAACTGATCCTTGATTTGTTGCAATAATAGTGGAATCATAGATTTTAATAAATGGTACCACTCCATCGGATGTACCGTTGCCCGTGATTTTAGCACCTGCAGGACGTATCATGTTGATACCAATACCAACTCCACCGCCGTGTTTTGCAAGTAACATTAATTCTAAATTTTTGTTACCAATTTCAAATATACTATCACCAACATCGATACCAAAACAACTAATTGGTAAGCCTCTATCAGTTCCTGTATTTGATAATACAGGGGTTGCCAAACATAACCATCCCTTCCAAATATAATCGAAGAATTTAGTTGCTAATTGTGGTTTTCCTAATCTTTTTGCAACCGCAGTTGCTACTCTCCAATATGCATCTTTTGGTTTTTCACCTGCTTGTAAATAACCTTTTGAGATTGTCTTTACATAAATCTCTGTGTTTGCCCATTCAGGGTAGTCGACACCAATTTCCCAACCGAGTTCTTCTCCGTAGTATTTCATAATCTATTTAATTTTTATTTAATAATTTTCCAATTTCCAAAATTTTTACTTTTACATCTTTTAGTAACCGCGGGTTCACTTATACCAAAATATTTAGCACATTCTCTTCTAGTTTCATAGATAAAACCATCAACTTCAATTTTAACCGCAACTGGACTATTTGAACCCAATTTACTTTTTCTAATTTTTTCTTTTGTTTCATCACTCCAAACACGATTTGATGCTGCTAATGATTTTGCTTTTCTATACTCCAAACTATTGAATACAGAATTAGGGTCTTTCCATATTTTTTTTAATGTTTCACTAACTTTTTTACTATCTCCAAATTTTTTACCAGTATGCATTTTTTTTAATTTTTCAATTGTTTCAATCGTATGTGTTTTTCCAAGTCTTTTTGATGATAACAATTTACTATACGCTTCTTTTTGTTCAGATGAGTAATGTTTAGTTGTCCAACCACCAGTACCGCCTTCAGCTAAATTATACGAATTATCTGAATAATATTCTATCCAATATTTTTCTCTTTCATTCAATTCATCAATTGTAAGTAATTCTTCTAACACTTCAATTTTAAAATTACCTTTTCCATATTTTTTTATTGCCTTCTCTAATAAAATACCGGAACCATAATAGTTTTTATTAAATAATTTTTCACTTTTTCCTATATAAACTTTTTCGTTTATACAATTTGTAGTTTTATAAATATACATAGTATAATTGTTTACTATAAATATAGGTTAAGTAAAAAAACCATTAGATAATAGAACCATTTTTTAAAATATATCATCCCAATTTTCACCCTCACCTGGTTTTGAATAATCGGTAGGTCTCATTGCAAAGAAATCAGTCCATGTAACCCCTCCAGTTAGATTATAAAACCAATCTAATTCAGAAGCTTTTTCTTCATTAAATTCAAAATAGTTATCACTTCCTTTTATTGGGTTATATCCTAATTCCGCCAATTTTTCATTAACTCTTTTAGTAATAAATTCTTTTAAATCATTCTTTTTAAGATTCTCTAAATCACCCATCTCAAAAATCTTATCAATAAATTTATGTTCTAAATCTCTTATAATTTCAGCAGCTTCATAAATTGCTGGTTTAGCTTCATCTAATAATTCAGGAAACTCCTCACACATATGTCTGAATAATTGACAACCCATCTTTGAATGTAAAGATTCATCTCTAACACTCCATTTCATTTGTTGTCCAATTCCTTTCAATAAATTTCTCATTTGGAAAGAATATAATACAGCGAATGAAGAATATAGTGCCACACCTTCTGCAAATGCCGAAAATATTGCTAAACTTTTACCAACTTCTTTTCTTGCCTGTGAATTTGTGTCCAAATCCTGTGGTGTCCAATCTGCGGTCGTGTTTGTTAACAATTCAAATCTTTCCTTCATAACCTCATCATGCATAAATCCTGCAAAATCATCTAATCCTAATGTTTCATTAAGATATGAATATGCTACTGAATGAATTGTTTCTTGTGAACCAAATGCCATCGCCATTTGTCTTATTTCATGTTTTGGAAACCATTTAGTGACCATACTAGTCCAATAATCTGATACTGCACATTCTGTTTGAGCAAACCCTAAAAGAATATTTCCAACTAAGTGTTTTTCTGATATATTCAAATTTTCGTTCCAATCTTTAACATCCCCCTGCATTGGTATTTCTGTATGTAACCAAAACGCTTGCATTTGTTTCAACCACCCTTCATTATAATAATCAGGATATTCAAATGGTTTAAAAGGTATTCTTTCTGTAAATAATTTACTCATTTTTTTTGTTTTAATTTTAGTTTGCTCCTTCTCTTACTCTTCTTGTTCTTTGTAAAGCCTCAGCTGCTCTTGCTACATTATTTTGTGTTCTTTGTTCTTCGTGCCCTAATAGTGTATTTTGTGAATCGGTATCAATTAATAAGAATTCGTTATTAAACTTACAATTTGCCCAAACAATACCATCTCTACCTATTCTTGATTTAATCAAAGTTAAAGTTGCTAAGTTATGTTCTTTTTGTACTAAATTTTTTGCAATGGATAATATTACGTGTGCAATTTGTGCTTTTTTAATTGAACCACCCATTTGGTCACTTGTTACAATTTCAGAAGAAATTGAATCACGATTACCTTGTGTTGCTGTCCACAAAGCAATATCAAATTCGCCAGTCATAACCTCTAAAGATCGCATAATTGAACCTTCACCTTTCCATTCTTCATCAAACCCATTTTTTTCTGGTGCAATACAATCAACATAATCAATAAGCAATAAATCAATTTTATAACCTTCGTTAGTTAATTTTCTTAACTTATTTTTGATTTCAGACACTGTTACATCACCGCTTGGTAATTTAATCAATTTTAAGAAACCTTTATTATCCTTTTGCATTTCGTTTACCTTAGCAATAACTTCCTCTTTGTGTTCAGGTTGTTGATCAGGTGCGATTTCTGACCAAATAGTATAATGTTTTCTCTTAATGTCATTCGGATTATCTTCAAAGAAAATTTGTACTACACCTAAACCGTGATTATAGGCTGTATTTGCAAATTTAGTCATTAAAGTTGTTTTTCCTGTACCAGTTGGGGCCAAAACAACACCTAATTGTCCACGTCCTAAACCACCGTTTAACATGTTATCTAAACCTACAACACCTGTTGGTATTGGATTTCTTACATCTTTTTCTAAAGCCTCTTCAATATTGTGGAAAACATCTGTAACATCATCATTCATTACCCCTACTTGTAATGCCTTTTGAATGATTTCTTCAATTTTATTGTAAGATTCAAAAGCACCATTTTCAATAATGGAATGAACGTTTTTTAACTCTTTCTTCAAATGTTGTTGTCTACAAAAATTCAAAGCGGTTTCTTTAGGAAAATCAGATTGTTGTTCGTTATTCTTAATCTCATTCAAAGTATCTAAATGAGTTTTAGCCATTACTGAATTTTCATTTTCAGCTTTGATTTTTTGTTCTAACGAGGTATAATCGGGGATTTTTTTATATGTTTCATTTAGTTCTTTAATATTTTCCATAATAAATCTGAAAGACATATTATCAAAATATTTGCTATCTAAAACATCAATTATTGTTTCGCCGTACTTTTTATCTTCAATAATTGCTTTAATCAACGATTGTTGAAATGAAAAACCTAATTTTCCAAAATTCTTTTCTTCCATAGTTTTTTTTATTATAATTCGTATCCTAAATAGGAGGTTTCCAAATCCTCAGATGATAAAATGTCAGTTAAATCTACCAATATTCTCTTAAGTTTTGGACGAATATCTACCGTATATCTAACCTTCGGATGGTAGTAATATGCGGGGAATATTCTTTGAATAAATACATCATCGTCTAGCTTAATTTCCAATAAAAAATGTTCTTTTTCACCGGTGTTTGATTCTTCCACATTGTCTGAATTTAGGAAAAAATTTAGATTTTCGCATAGAAAATCGGAACTTTTTATTTTCAAATCATGTGAAATATCTTCACAAATATTTTGAACATAATAATGTAAATCCATCGAACATCTTGCTTGTTCGTTATGTTCCCTAACGTTGAAAAATCTTTGACAAATAATATGTCCTTCTAATGACAACAGAAACTCAAACTTTATAAACTCTTGGTTACTCATAATCTTTAATTTTTATAATTTTTTTATTTTTTTCTTTTCTTGTTAAACGAAGGAAAGGGTTTAAAAAATTTATCCACGCGTCATCTGATTTTGGTAAAACGCTGAATAATCCATCCTCCACCATCATTTTCATAGTATTTTTGTATGAACGACCTTCTGGATCCAATGGCTCGTTAACTAAAAGAAGTATATTTTCTTTCGCCTCGTCAGTTAGAAATGGATTGTCTAAATTCACGATTTGATTGTTAATATCGAAAAATTCATTACCAAACACACCATATTTGGTTACACCTGTTAATAAATTAGCTAATAATTTATTGTATTTGTCTTGTTCAAAAAGCAAATTACCTTTTTCTTGGATTTCCGCAACCGAAAGTTTTTGTGTTTTGATTTCAGGAAATAGAGAAATAAGTCTTTTAACTCCCATACCCTTAATTCCTGCAATAGAATCTGAATTATCACCACATAACATTTTGATAATTCTAACATTTTCAATTAGAACTTCTTCGTGTTCATAAACAATCATTTCGTTTTGTTTATAAAGTTTTCTGTGGGATGGATTGTAAATTTGGGTATTGTCTGAAACTAACTGTGTTAAATCACCGTCTGAAGAATAAATTATCTTTTTCTCATTGGGTGAGTTTTGTGTATAATAAGCAATGCAATCATCTGTTTCGCAAAATGGATATTCTCCTTGTCTTACGTAAATTTCTTCAAGATATTGCTTTACTCTTTGTCTTTGGTATCTGTATGAGTTTAATTCTTCTTCACTTCTAACCCTTTCGCGTCTATTTTCCTTGTAGTGAACATATAACTTCTTTCTGGTTTGTGAACCTTCTTCACCATCCCAAAATACTACTATTTTATCTAATTGATATGCATCAAACGATCTCCTAAGAGTATTAATAAAATGATAAATTCCTCCAAAATGTGTGCCTTTGTAAAAGTAATTTTTTGCACCATAAAAACCAATCGTAAGTAAATTATCTCCATCTACAAGTAAAACTGACATTAAAAACCATTATTGGGTTATTGTTCTTCTTCTGTTACAACTTCTAAATCAACTGCGTCTGCAACATTAACGCCTAACATTTTACTAATATAATCACCACAATCCTTTTTGTAAAGCTCAATTGATTTTTTTTCTTCAGTATCATCTTTGCCTGACATAAAACCGTGTGATGTTACCAAGATACGTCCATCTTCATATCCTAAACCATTTACGTGGTTTTTCATAATTGAGATTTTGGTTCTTGTTGCAATCTTTACTTTTCTCTTATCTTTTGTGATAGAAATTTTAGTAGTTCCTGCGCCTTTCTGATTACCAAATAAGAACACTAAAGTTGAATTTAACCAAATGGCTTCTCCACCTTTTGCTTTGATTTTTGGCTGTCCAAATGGATTGTCAGGTAATTCTACCCAAGGTTGATTAACAATGATTAAAGTATTGGTATACTTTTTATCATCTCTCCTCGAAC